AAGGTTCGCCGACAATGCCGACTCTGGGACTGTTTACTACGTACATATTTTCCTAACCGGTTTGGGCCTGCATGGCTATGGTCAAGTCGTAGGCCGGATACTCAGCACCACCAATAATGGCGATAGTTGGGCGGCCGTCCTGCACACCAACTTTAGCGCCAATAACCTTGGCGGCAAGGTTCATAAGTGACCGTTGCGCGTCTAGGTTGTTCGGGCCAAGAGTGATGCAGCGCACGGGGAACAACATTTTTACGATGTTGAAGTTAAACGCCTCGAATGTTGGCGCGTCAATAAATACGCATGGCGGCACAAGGTTGCGCGGGTCGTTGACTACTTGAAGCCCGCTAACTGCCGTCAGCGTTGCTACTAGGTCGTCTAGAGCCTCGTTAAAGAGGTCTGTAAAGGTCACTGGCATGCGCTAGGCCACTTGCGGTCTGTCAATGCCAAGCAGTTGTTTGATGACGCCTGAGAGGCCCGTAACCGATACGGCCCCGCCGTCTGAAAAGCTAGAAAATTGGTCAATGCTGCCGCGTTGGCGGTACAACATGCCGCCGTACTGAATGGTGCCAAGCGTTACGTCACCGCTCGGGCTACTGCTTGGGCTATCTATCCAGCCGGACTCTTGACGTCGGCGAAACGCAAAAGCGTTTGCAGCTGACGCGCACTGCGTCAAGAATGTTGTATCGGCGGCCGTAGCGGTACCGATGCCTAACCAGTCTTCAATTTGCCCGGCTGTAATCCAAGTGCATGTAGGCGCATAGGTAAGCGTGCCGGTGGCTGGGCCGCGCTCGACGTCCGCCGCCGTTAAAGCGAACAAGACTTGGTTAGGTATCGGCAAGTCGTAGTTATAAAGCAGGTCGCCGTACTCGTCTACGCCTAAATAATAAAACTGCGGGCAAGCATAGACAGTGCGCGTACCGTTGAATGTTGCGTCAACGGCCGCGACTGTAATGCTGTCGCCGGGCTGTACCAGCGCGTTAGTGAGCAGTTGCAAAACGCCGTAATTGTCGACGATTTGCTTATGCGTGATTGAGTAAACCGCCATGGCGGTAGCCCGCCTTTCGGGTTATGCGTTTACGAGCTTGACAAACTTGGTTGCGTCTGCCATGAAGACAGCTGCGTAACCGCGGAACGCAATGGTGCGGCCAAGCGTGCTTGGTACGTCCACTGAGATTGCGCCTTTCATCTGCTCGTAGAACTCGAAGCCAGCGGCAGCGCCAGCGGCGTGACCAACTACACCGGAAAGTGTGCCGGTCGTGGTTCCGCCTGCCATGTTTTTGTCTACCACGAGCGACAAGCCCAATGGGTTGCCGTTCCATGAAGTTGCAGACTGTGTGCCGGCTGCGTTGTAGCCACCAAGTCCGGGTGCGCCAACAAATGGGAACACTGGACGGTTGTCGCCGTCTACGGCCATACCAAGTTTTGCCCATGTCACGGGTGACACGACGTAATGGGTTGGCAAGTAGTTGCTGGTGTTTGAGATTTGGTAAGCCGCGCCGTAGATTGCCTCGACGATGTCTTGGCCCGAAAAGCTGCTAAGTGTTTCGGTTTGTGTGGTCTGTGCTACCAACTGGTCTACTGCGTAGTTGTCAGTTGCTTGGCCGTAAGCGATTGCCAACTGCTCAAGAATGATGTTGATTGAAGCTGGGTCTGTCCAGTCCAAATCTTGTTCGGAAACTGTTACATAGGTTCCAAACGTGAGCTTGCTGATATCCGTGTTAGACACGGTCACGGTTGACGGGTCGAGCTGATTAAGTTGGCCGGTTGGCTGCTGGGTAACCGTTGGGCGAACCGTAATTTTTGGACGGCGAAATGTTGCGCCAGCGGTCGGCATTGCTTTTGTCCCGATTGCAGAAACGAAAGGCCTAATCGGGTTCAGCGAGTCGTACACACTGCCGGTGATAATTTGTGGAAGAATACCGGGTGTATCGGCGGTGGTGATGTCTGGCGCAGCTGCGTGAATACGTGCGTTCATTTCAGCAAACGCGCTGCTACCTGCTGCCATTGCCGCAATGTATTCGCTAGGTGATGGCAACTTAAATTGTGGTTTAGCAGTTGCCCACAAAGGCGCTGTAGGTGTTGATGCCTCTACTACTGGTGCTTGGTTTTCCGACACGGTTAACTCCTCTTGGGTTTCTGTTGTTTCTTCTTCGGTTTCGTTCTCGTCGGTGTCGGGTTCCGTCTCTGGTAATCCTATATCAGACTGTGCAGCAATTTGGTGGATTTTCGCATCGGCAAAAGCTCCTTCAGACACCATGCTTAATTCTGACCAGATACTTGCAGTGACGTGCATAACGCCGTCCACCATTGTCCACTCTGTCGGGGTTGCCCCAACTGAGACCGAGTCAAGCACGCCGTCTTGTGCGAGTGTGAGACTTTCGTCGCCGGCACGGGTGGCCGAGATACGAGCTGCAAACATGACGCCTTCGGGTGTTTCTACACGCTCGGTCACAATGCCAATGGGCTTAGTCGAGTCGTGGTACTGCATGAGTTTTGGCGCTGGGCCGTCAACTGGCAAACTGCCCGGCATAAAAAGTACTTCTTGCCCCGTACTGGTACGTGCAGCCACGTTATATGGGGCGGCCAAACCGTAAATTGTGCGCTTAGGCGTAGCGCCTTTGGCGGCCTCGACAGTAAAAGAGCTGGGGGTAAACCTAATCATTTCTAACCTCGCTTGGGTAATTCATTGGGTTTTGGTTTGCGGTTGGCATTGAGATTTTTTCTTCTACGTCTATTTCGCCCATGTAGGACTCTGACAAATAAGACTCGACGTCAAACTTAACGTAAGTGCCGTGGGGCAATACGTTGTCACTAGACAATGTTTCGCTGATGCAGTCAATAAAAGCCTTGGCGCCAAATAGGTAAAGGTCGGCGCGTGCGCCTTGTGACGTGGTGTATTGGTAACTGCCTTGGTCAATGCCAGCAAGGTAGTTGGGGATATTGGCGGCTCGGCAGAGTTCGCGAGCTTGGAAGTCGCGGGACTCTACCAACATCATTTTGTCGGGTGTTGCGGTAGTGGCCTCGTATGTTAAAGACTCCGAAAGTGCCGCCGTCTGGTTTGTCATTCTGGCCGCGTTAAAAAGTGATGCCAAGTCGGCAAGTTCTTGGCCGCTTAAAGGCTCGCCCGAGATTTGCCGAAGCACACCGGCCGGTATGGCGCTTTCGGCATTGCGTCGTGCGCTTTCGGTTAGGCGAAGCGCGGTTTGTATTGCATCGTTTGACGTGTAAAGCAAACCTTGGATTGGTGAAAGAAACTGCACTAAGTTTTCCGACTCAATAGGCAAACCCGAAAAGAAAACTTGGTTAGACGGGCCAAACCATACTGGCCCGGCTTGGTCTTGGGTGGTGACCATTGCGGCTGGTAGGCGCTCAAATGAGGCGGGGTAACCGTCGGCGGTTCTAGATTTTACATAAAGAAACGCACGTCCATAGAAAAAAAGGTCATCAAATAACCAACTTAGACAAAAGTTATTTGGCACGTCGGGGTCTAGTCGAGCAAGCCAAGCGCGGGGGGCAAGTGGGACGGGTTCCATTTCTTCGCCGTTCCAAATGTCGCGGTACATCTCAAGTTTTAGGCAACCAACAACGCTGGCCATAAGGTCACGAGCGCGGGAGATAGTCGGGACGCTCATAGCGATTTGGCGCATTTCGCCATTGGTGTACGCATAGAAATTGTTTATTTGAGTGGCGCCAGAGTTTCCGCCGTAGCCATAACCAACGGCAGCTTTAACCTCGGGGTCAACTGACGTGCCGAGTGCAGCAACTTTGTTACGTCCAAATAAAGCCATGTGGATATCTTGCCATTTCCTATGTGGGTAAATGTGGATAACCGACCAAATCCCGACGAAATGGCCGGCTGTCCACAAGTCAGTGTACTACCTGCTGATAACAAGTAAAGGTTTGCCGGCAGAACTTGGGCGCGACTCTAAAGCGGCGGCCCATACCATGCACCGGGCTAACTCGATTGGCCCCGGGCTACGGGTAGAGCTGAGTGCCACACTGCCTTGGTGTTTAATCATGACGGCGCGCTCGACATGCTCGGCTAATAGTTTTTCGCCAGTCTGGCCGATGCGGTTTTCTACGATTAGTGACCGGACGGCAAGAGTCCATTTCAGCAGCTCACGGTAGCCAACGATGGTGCGTCGGCGCTCATGCTTGGGCGGGCAATGGGTTTCCAAGACTGGCGTGATAGCGATGCGCAGCTGCGGATTACGTTCTACTTCGCGCTCAACACATGCCCACATTTCGGCCATGTTGTCTACGTCAAATGCTGTAGTTATCACGGTTTTGTTTTCTACCCGTACGGCGCGCACGCCAACATACCGTGCTTCGTCTATTGACTGCTCGATAGCAAGTACACCGCCGGCTGGGACTTCGCCAGTAAATAGGCAGGCTTCCCAGAGACCGTTTTCTAACCAGCCCGAGTGGCTGCTAGTCCAAGTGTTGACCGACCCACGTAGAAACGCGTTGCGGTTTGGCGCCTTGGCTTCAGCCTCAATTACTGACATGTCGAGCGTGTACCCAAGCGCGGGGTTTGCGTACTTCCAAGCCTCGGGACTCATCGGGTCTATGTTGCTCGGGGGGCTGAACTCAGCGAAGTAAAGCGGGCCGTGGTCGCCGGCGTCAATAGCGCGTATGCCTTGCTCGCGCCAACGCAACATGGCTTTACTTTCGGGTGTGCCGGCAGTTGACCACATAGACATAAGCGGATTTTTTCTTGCGCGCTGGGACGGTAGCAAGCCTTCGTCAATGGCGGCCTCGGAAACTGACCACACTTCGTCTACGCAAATAAGGTCGGCGCTGTAACCGTGGCCGGCTTGTGGTGTAGCTGCGCGCACCAGCCAAGTGCTGCCGTCTGGCATCTCTAGGTTCATGCGGCCGTATGACCACGAAATCTTGGCATTGAACTTGGCACCAAGAATGGGTGCTAGGTATTTGAATAGCGCGGTAGACAAGTCGAGTTGGTGACTGCATGTAATGACCGTTTGGGGTTTGCCACGGTTGCCGCCTTGGGTGCAGAGCCACCAGCCGATAAGTGCGGCCATGGCGGTGGTCTTGCCGTTTTGTCGCGCAACGCTCACGAGCGATACACGGTTAACGAAGTTGCCGTTGGGTTTCATTTCGGTTTGCCCGGCAAGTACTCGAAGCTGCCACGGCTGTAAAGCAACGCCTAAAACCTTCTCTGAGAAATCCCCAATGTCTGCCGCGAACGATAGCGCCTCACTGTTAGT